TTGAAAATCTCAATTCGTAAATTATCATCGTCACAAATCGCAATTTTCATTTAAATCATTCCCTTATGGGCGTTGTTTTCGCCATTTGCAAAAAAAAAGTGTTTAAATATGTTATTTTTATTATAGCATCGTTAAATTTAGTTGTAAATAGACATTTGTAGGTGATTTGTGAAATGAAAATAATTAAAAATATACTAATTATAATAGGAACTGTGCTTTTGCTTAATTACATTGTTTGTTTACCAATGTGCGTAGACGATTATATCCGCGAAGAGTCAGAAGTGTATTCTGTCCAAAATGCGTACAGATCTTCTACCCTACATAAGAATAGCGCCCATGAAATAAAGCAGACCATGCCGCCGTTTTTATTCGCCCTGCCACTAAACAGAAAAGACTATATCTTTGATGTTACGAATAATTTCTATGCGCTCATAAACATATCGGTGTATATCTGGCAGTTTCCAAGGGCGAACATTAGTGATATAATAGCAAAAAAATGAACGAATGTTCGGTTATATTTCCCACAAAACGCACATATACTGTAATGTAGGTGGTAATTGCAATAGGGAGGGTTATTTATGGATTATAAAAAGGAAATTATTGAGATGGTTGAAAAATGCACGAATAATCATTGGATAGAAGTGATTTATATATTTGTGAAAAGGCTAATCGGATAACATTAAAAAAGACAAGGGTTTGCGCATTGCCCTTGTCTTTCTTTTTACTTATTAGAAATCATGTCAATAAGTTTTTCTAAATTGTCCCATCCCTCATCATCCAATCTGGCTAATGCAGACACGAGACGGTGTCGGAAAGAATCTTCTCCAGATTTCATTACGTCTGCAAGCATGGCAGAAATTTGTTTGTCTTTAATTCCGGGTACAAACATATTTCCTTTTCCTGTTCTGAGCCATTCTTCACTCACTCCAAACTCTCTGCATATAGATTTGATAACAGCATCTGTTGGATTTCTTAAACCAGTTTCATAATTAGTAATGGTATTTCCCTTTACTCCAATTATGTCTCCAAATGCTGTCTGAGTGAGATTCTGGGATTTGCGCACTTGTTTGATTCTGTCTTTCACTTTTCCTCACCTCCAATGATAATATATCATAAAAAACTCACAAAGTCAATATTTAGTGTTGACATATAACTCACGTCGTGATATTATAAACTCACAAAGCAAGGAGGTGAAAACATGAAATACAGTCCGCTCGGCAGTAAAAAAATGATATCTCAAACTTTCAATGGTGATTGCTTGAAAACCACTTTTGAAAGAGAGAACGAATTGAAGTCCGAATATGAAATTTATGTAAACTGGATGAATCCGGATCAGTTAGCAGAAGTTTCATTTCAGTTGCCATTCCACGATTGGCAGACACTTGAAAAGTCTGAGGTTTGGAAAAATCTGGATGAATTTCTTTCGGAAGTTCAAATCGAATATATTCCGAAGTACCGCCAAGTCCAACCAATTGTAGCGGAAAAGGTTGTGTATAGAAGTCTGTTAGGTTCTTTAATTGCATTCTTTCGTGATAAATTGACTCGCCAATAGCACGCCCTTTTAAGCATGAATAATGGGTTCCGCTATACACATAAGAAATATTTACGATTGATATGGCAACTCTGGAATGATTGATGATTTCAAAATGAACAATCAGTTCATTATTATCTTTCAACTTGAAACCAATAGGAATAAACTCTATCTTTTTTCGAGATTGGAATAAGTTCCATGCAGTTCCAGCAGACCCTATTAACCCAAGCATAAAGGAAACATTTTCAAACGTAATGATTTCTTTAGCCGATTTTAAAATTGAAACAATTTGATTTATTTTAATCACCTCCCATATACAGGGAGTATATCACAAGAAAAGAGGTGAGTATATGTCTGAAAAAGAAAAAAGAATCATTGAAAAGCTGAAAGAAGCGATTCCTAATATGTCAGAGTTTGACAAGGGATACATTCTTGGTAAGACGGAAAGTTTTTCTGAGAATAAGCCAGATGATTCTGACCAGAAAGAAAGTAAGAAAGGAGCATGAAATGAGCGAAGTTGATACTTACATCAAAGAAAGCGCAGAAGTCCATCAATTTGCCGAAGAAGTCGCGAGAATCATTTCCGGCATTCCACAGATGCCAGAGTTCTCATCAGAGAGTATGAGCGTATCTGATGCGAGTCAACTGATCGGACTTCCTGTAACATCAATTAGAGCAGGAATTGTGTACGGATGGTTGCCGATCGGCGTAGCTGTGCAGAATAACAAGCCAGCAAAAAGCCTTTCCGGTGGCCGAATCACATACATCATAAGCCCTAGGAAAGTCTATGAAGTAACTGGTCATGTCTGGAAAGGCAAAGAAGCTCTCAATAAGTGAGTGCCCCGGAGGGAGCCGAAACCTCCACCCCGGAGCTTTGCACCCACTAAAGCACCTTAGTGGATAGATACATTATAGTTCTCTATCTGCTAATTGTAAAGACAAAAAAGAATAAATAAGGAGAAATTAGCTAGATATGAGTGAAATTAGAAACGAAAATCAGCCAACATGGACTGACATCGAAGTAGCGCTTGCGACTGAAATCGTCGAAGAAAGCAAGAGAAAGTCAAGAAAATGGTTCACCGCATGGGCTGTAACGGCCGCTGCACTGGTGGCGAGCAACCTTGCGTGGATCATAGGGGGTATCAGTGAATAATCTGAAAAACATCATTTGTGCCGCACTGATCGGGAGCTTTTCCACATTCCTACCCTTCTGGCAGTGGGGCGGACCGGGCAGACAGCTTTTTGCGGCGGCAATGACCACGATGATCGTATATGGAATTCTCTGGGATATTGATACGCCAGAGAGAAAGGAGAATGGGAATGTTTGAGAAAGAAATCGATGAGATTTATAAACTCTGTAAAAGAGTCGCGAATGAAGTTCCGACAGCAAATGCCTCGTTCAATTATTCAATTTATGGCATGAGCGTATGTGGACTTAGAAGAAAGGAAGATGTTAGTCTTCCCGAAGAAAAATTTAAATGGGATTTGTATCAGAGTGTATCTTTTGATCCGTTTTACGAAAAAGTTTACGAAAAAGAAAGTCGTGAAAGTCTCAATAAAATCAAAGCTTTCTTGCTGGAACTTCTGATAGATGGGGGGTGCCCGTTAAATGCTGAATCAGACAGAGCTGAAGCTCCTGCCGACAATGGAGCTGACAGCGACAGTGAACGAACTTCTGGAGGAGCTGAGCAGACGGAAGCAGTACATTCTTGACTGGGAAAATCCGGACATGTATCTGAATCATCTTGAGTATCATTGCGCTGGTGGAATCTTTCCAAGCGGCGAGCAGAATCCGGCGAGAGGAGATGGATCTGACAATGTTTACTGTTTCTTTAGCGAGGTGAGAAAAGATGCAGGAGAGAATTGATGAAATCCTTGCTCTGATAGACGAGCAGCTTTCCCTTGTAGCTGATAACTACATCGAGAGTTCGTACAAGGCGAGGACATTAGCGAGCTACGTACAGGCTCTAAATGGGCTTTTAACGGCTCAGAAATCATACAAGGAGGAATAGCAATGGCAACACCAGTATTAATTATTGGAAAATCTGGTTCTGGCAAGAGCACCAGTTTGAGAAACTGTCAGAATGAACACTGGAACCTTATTAGAGTATTAAATAAGCCACTTCCGTTTAAAGGCAAGATTGACGGATGGTTTACAGATGATTACCAGCAGGTAATGAAGTGCCTGATCGCATCAAAAGCGGAGTCAATCGTAATTGATGATGCAGGTTATCTTATTACGAATCATTTCATGAAGGGACACGCTTCTGCTGGAAAAGGCAATGCAGTGTTCGCTCTGTACAATGATATCGGAGACTATTTCTGGAATCTTATCCAGTTCATTGTAACAAAAGTACCGCAGAATAAAATTGTTTACCTCATGATGCATGAAGAAAAAGACGATTCCGGGGAAGTAAAACCTAAGACAATTGGTAAGCTTCTGGACGAAAAAGTTTGCATCGAGGGCATGTTTACCATCGTTCTTCGCTGCATCGAAGAGAGCGGGAAACACTTATTTGTCACCCAGTCCAGTCAGGGAGCAGTAAGCAAGTCCCCGATCGGGATGTTTGACACGTTGACTATTGATAACGACCTTGCAGAAGTTGACAAGGTTATCAGAGATTATTATGAATTAGGAGGAACAGGCAATGCAGAAACCAAATAATTACGATACTACACAGGCAGCAGGAGAATTTGAACCAATTAAGCTTGGTGGTCATAAGATGGTAATTAAGCAGGTATCAGAGAAAAAATCCCAGGGTGGACTTGATATGCTTGTTATCTTGTTTGATTTCGCAGAAGGAGACGAACAGGCGGGTTATTTTATGAAGCAGTTTGAAAATGACATTCGTCCAGACAAGAAATATCCGAACGCCGGCACTAACTATATGGTCATTGACGAGAGTGTAGATTATGGCGTCCGTAACCTTAAAACATTTATCACATGCGTAGAAAAGTCAAATCCGGGATTTGCCGTTAAGTGGGGCGATAATTTCGGGCAGCAGTTTAAGGGAAAACTGATCGGCGGCATCTTCCGTCTGGAGAGAGACTGGTACGACAATAAAGAAGTGAAACGTCACAAGCTTGCATGGTTCCGCAGTATTGAAGGAATTAAGGATGTAGATATCCCAGAAGAGCGCGCCACGAGAGCCTATGACGATCATCTGAAAGAAGAAGCTATCATGGGAGCGAATCCGGTAGGTACGGACTTTATGAGTATTCCAGACAGCGTACAGGAAGAACTTCCGTTCAATTAAAAGGATGTGTTTTTAATGGTTATACAAGTGGACACAAGGGAACATAAATCAGAATGGGAACGGATTCAGAGTCAGTTTGATAACATTGGAGTGCAGTATTTTCGCTCGAAATTGTATTGTGGTGATTATCAATCATTAGACAATGCAAAGCTCTGTATTGATCGTAAAAAGGATTTACAGGAGTTATGTGGAAATGTCTGCCAGCAGCACGAAAGGTTCAAAGCGGAGCTGATTAGGGCACGTGAAGCAGGCATACAGTTAATTATCCTATGTGAGCATGGACCAGATATTAAATCAGTTGGCGATGTATATTTCTGGGAGAATCCCCGAAAACATAAAGTTATCTGGAGGACGGTAAACGGCAAAAAGGTAAAGACTGTAATTTCTGACAAGGCTGTTGATGGCTGCCAGTTATATAAATCTCTCTGCACAATCAGGGATAGATACGGAGTTCGATTTGAATTCTGTACAAAAGAAGAAACTGGTAAGAGAATCGTGAAGTTGCTGACATGACGAAAGAAGAAATTAAACAGTCAGTGAAAATGTCGGAGATCCTTTCCAGGTACGGACTAAAGCCGAATAGAGCAGGATTTATATGTTGTCCTTTTCACAAGGAAAAATCAGCATCCTGCAAAATCTACGATGATTCCTTTTACTGCTTCGGCTGCGGAACCGGTGGCGATGTGTTTGATTTCGTGATGCAATACGAATCCGTCCCTTTTAGTACTGCATTTATCGAGCTGGGCGGTACTTATATTTCAAAAAAAGGTAAAAGTCGTAACCAGATCAGACATGAAATGCGAGATATTAAATCAAAAAAATGCAATCCTGATCAGGTCCCAAACGAGCTTGAGCAGGTAGAAAAGAACATACTTATGTACGAAACAGCACTAAAAACGTTCCCTCCTGATTCAGAAGAGTGGTATATGTGCCAATTCAATCTCGAGAAAGAAAAAAGCAGACATGAATTGCTGTCTGTTAAGTCAGGAGGTGAGGAAAATTCTTGAAAATATTGGAAATTTACAAGCACAAGACTTTATGGAAAAGCAACTGTATGAAGAACTTTTTGCGATAAAAAGTAAAATCGATCGTTCCGAAATCAAATTTAAACTGATGGACCGGGCAAAAAGTGTGAAAGCGAAACATATAGCAGAAGAGTTCATAAAGGAATTTCAGAAAGCAGAGCAGGAAAAGGAAAAAGAAGAAAAAGCAAATCGTTCTATGCAGTTGGTTGAAAACATCACAAATTTCTATCCTGATTCTGTTGATAAGGAATATCCTAACATGGCTTGTGGCAGCTGGATAGCTACAGAGAACGGAATATTTTCCTCTGAAACATCTAAGGCAAGAGAACTTGTATGTCACCACCCGATCATGCCGATACGTCGGCTAAAAAACATCGAGACAGGAGAAGAACAGATCACTGTAGCATTTAAGAGAGATGGCTACTGGACAGAAATAACTGTTCCAAAAATTGACATTGTGACTTCCAGAGCAATAACTAATCTTGCAAGGTTCGGGGTGCAGGTCAACTCAGAGAATGCAAGGCTTCTCGTAAAGTATCTGGCGGATGTTGAAATGTACAATGCCGATATGATCGACATACAGCACTCTACAAGCAAGTTAGGGTGGCATGGCAATGTATTTGTGCCTTACGACCTTTCAATTGTTTTTGATGGCGAATACCGCTTTAAAACACTATTCCAAAGCATACAGGAAAATGGAGATTACTTCAAATGGGTAACTCTAGCTAAACAGCTGCGGTCGTGCGGACGATTAGAGCCACGAATAGCACTGGCGGCATCTTTTGCAAGTGTGCTTGTACAGCCGCTTGATGTATTACCGTTCATCGTAGATTTCTACGGACAGACAGGTGGTGGAAAGACAGTAACGATCAATATAGCGGCATCAGTTTGGGGAAATCCTGCGCCGGGAGCTTACGTTGGAAACTTTCGATCAACAGATACATCATTAGAGACTAGAGCAGATATGCTTAATAATTTTCCAATGATCCTCGATGACTCGAAGAACGCTTCTCAGTATATTCGGGACAACTACGAAACATTGATCTATAATCTCTGTTCCGGCAAAGGGAAAGGAAGGTCAAATAAGGACCTCGGAGCAGCTAAGGAAAATACATGGAGTAATGTGACTATTTGCAACGGTGAGAACCCTATTTCGGAATTTGCAGACTCCGGCGGAGCTATCAACAGAATTATTGAGATTGAGTGTTGCGAGGATATTTATGAGAATCCGGCAGAGATTAACGGCATTGTCGTGAAGAACTATGGTTTTGCTGGAAGAGTGTTTGTCGGGAATCTCAAGCAGTTCACATCGGACGATCTGAAAGAAATGAAAGCCGAAATTGAGAAAGGCTTTGACGGATATGACTTTCCGGCAAAACAGGTCATGGCTATATCTACACTTCTGCTGGCTGACAAATTAGCTACAGATTTCATATTCAAGGATGGACGTGAGCTGACGGTCGAGGACGTTGTGGACATACCTACACGTAAAAAAGACGTATCTGAAGGACAGAGGTGTTATGAATTCATTCTTGAAAGTCTTTCCGTATACGGGCAGCACTTTGATGCTCAATTCAGTTGCGATCAATGGGGATTCAAGGAAACGCCAGATGAGTATGGAGATGTATATGTATATTTTTATCCGAAACCTCTTGAAAACCTTTTGAAAAACAATGGATTCTCCAGAAAAGCCTTTTCAGCTTGGGCGATTAATCGAGAACTAATTAAGCATACAGGAAAGAGAGATACAGTACTAAAAAGGGACGGTGGAAGTGTAATGAGGCTTATTGCAGTAAAGATTGTTGATATAAAAAGTCTCGAAAATGAGCAGGAAAATGAGGTTATTGAAACTGGTTTTCTGCCAACTAATGCCGAAACAAATGTTCCGTTTTCATAATTTTGTAACCATGTAACCGTTGTAACACGAAAAAAAACGTCCTATAGGAGAAAGTTTGAGAGTGTATAAAAAACATATACTCTAGTGGTTCTCCTATATGAAAACCTTGGTTACATTGGTTACACGGTTACATACCTCTGAAACCTGCATAAAATAAGGGTTTTTGGCGTAACCAATAGGTCGAAAAAGTCGGTTACACGTTGGTTACAAAATTAAAAAGTATATATAATTAGATTTATTATAGCAAAATTAATTGAATATTACAAAAATATTTAGTTGACATAATTTTTACAAGGAGTGGTTACAAAATGAAAAAAGATGATCTCAATAAAAAGCAAAGATATGCGTTAGACACGATGCTGTCTGGCAGTAACGTTTTTCTGACAGGAGATGCAGGAACAGGTAAAACGACGGTTATCCAAACGTTCATCGATGAGGCGGAAAAAGCTGGTAAAAGCATTCTGGTATCTGCCACTACTGGAATAGCTGCGGATAATATCGGGTATGGAGCGACCACCGTGCATCGTGCGTTAAATATCTCAATTAAGTTTGAGGATTATAAGAAAAAAGTGAAATCCAGATCTGAACTGCTGAAGGAAGCAGATATCCTTATTATTGACGAGATCAGTATGTGCCGGTTCGACCTGTTTAATATGATTGCAAAGACAATCATCACGGAGAATGAAGAGAGAGCCGTTGACAGACTTTTGAACGGAGAGGATAAAGAAGATATTCAGCTAATCGTAATCGGGGATTTCTACCAGCTTCCACCAGTTATCACGACAGATGATCGTAAAATCCTCTGCCGGATGTATGGATCTAATTATGGAAAAGGCGGAAAGTACGAACACGGATATGCTTTCATGTCTGAATACTGGAAAGAAATGGGGTTTGAATATATTAAACTTGATGAGGTATGCAGGCAGAATGATGAGGGATTTAAGTATGTGCTGAATGATATTAAATATGGCAACAATATTAGAAAATCCATTGCATATCTGGAGAATAATGAATCAGACAAGGTTATACCAGAAGCACCATTTCTGGTCGGAACAAATGCTGAAGCTGATCGGATTAATAATACTTTCCTTGGAAAACTAGATAAAAAGACCGAAAAAGTGTTTCATGCAGCAGTTGACGGAGATCTGACATCTGCCGATATCAAGAACATTGCATTTGCCAGAGAGGATTTAATACTTAATGTTGGCGCAAAAGTGATGATTACAGTCAATGATCTGTCTGGAAATTACGTAAATGGAACAATCGGCATTATCCAGAAAATTGTGGACAACAGAGAATTTGAAGAATCTTATCTGGTTATCAAGACTGATAAGGGTAAAACAGTTAACTTGTACAGATATAGTAAAGACATTGAAAAACAGGTTATTGAGGAATCTGAACAGGAAAAAGACGGTCAGAAAATCGTAAAAGAAAAGATTGTCCGTAAGAAAGTTGGATCATTCTCTCAGTTTCCCGTAAAACTTGCATGGGCGATCAGTATTCATAAATCACAGGGACAGACATTTGAGAAAATCAACATTGATCCTTGCTGCTGGGATCCTGGACAGTTTTATGTGGCTGTTTCACGTGCGAAATCAGCAGACGGCATACATTTTATCAGACCAATAAAGCAAAGCTATATCAAGGCGTTTAGCAAGGATAACGAGCGGCTTCTTGAACAGAGTTTTGAGGTAGAAGAAGGTGTATAAATATGAGAGTTACGCACGAGCAGATACCGAACACCATAAAGTTTTTACAGATTGACTTTCCGGCACTGGTCCTCCAGACTGCCGGAATAGAAGAAAGCGATGAATACTGGCAGCAGGTGACAGAGCAGATTCATATTATGTCAGAAAAATATCGAAAAAACGGATTTGTGGACCATATGCTATTGGCTTATGCGGACTATCTCGAAAAAATGTTTAAAAGATCGCAGAAGATGAAAGAGGAGCGTGAGAAGAATGTACAAACAGAAATATAAAGAAGGTCAGCAGATCCACAAAGACATATATCTGTACATCTGCCGGTATATCAAAGAACATCGGTACGCACCGTCTTACAAAGAGATTGCTGACGGGGTTGGCGTGTCAAATGCCACGGTACTTCGCCACATGGATATGCTGCGGACAGATGGACTGATTGAAACGGATCACCCGAAGACACCGAGAGCATTCCGGCTGACAGGATATGAGTTCGTGACAAGGAGGAAGAAGCATGAAACTGTATGAGCTGTTCAAAGGCACTGAGCACATTGGAGAGTTTACTCTTGATGAGATCATAAGCATCACGGGAGCACATCGGAGTGCACTACTCAACAGTGTGGCACATGGCGTCCTCGTAAATGACTTGTGGGACGTCTCTCCGGCTTATGACAGGACTTTAAACCGAAATGACGACAATTCATTGCTTAAGCAGTTTGAGGCCGTTACAAGGCAAATTAGGAGGTGTGTGAAGCGTGAGCAGTAAACTTAAAGCAAAGCCACGAAAGCAGAGACTTCCTCTAGCTCAGCCCAATCAGGCAGCACAGGCATTTGGGCGAGCAATGATTAACTGCCATAGTCAGATTAAAAGTATGGAGAAAGAAGCTTACGAAAACGGATTCAACGATGGAGAAGATTGGGCTGATACGATTAACGTCGTTACAACGATGATGGCCCTGAGACGCTTATATGGCTTTTCTACAAAACGCTTGCTCACAGTCATGCAGACTGCCAACGAGTACGTTAAAATGGCAAACAGGGGAGAAATGAGCGTTCTGAGTATGATACAGGACATTGAAGAGAACACAGATGTAAGGTTTGATGAGATGAATAAGAATCTGGTTAAGAAGATGGGAGTATAAAATCATGGAGGACTGCACAATAGCGTGTCAGTTGCTTACATGGGGAAAGTGAGGATGAGAAATGGATAAATTAAAACCTTGTCCGTTTTGCGGAGGAAAAGCAGAAATGCTGATTAATGAATATAATGATTCAAGAAAAGAATATCTTGTAGCTTGCGCAGAATGTGATGGAATGGTTGAACGCTGGAGAGAAACAGAAGAAGAAGCTGTAGAACAGTGGAATCGAAGAGTAAGTGATAAGGAGGACGCAAAATGAAATTATATTTTTACATTTTGGACAGCGACAGAAAAACAGATGAATGGAATCTTCGTCTTGAAGAATGTGAAGTAATAGAAAAGCCGAAGACATACAAACCAGTAACTGAATTCCCTGACGGAATCTACGCTTCGTTTATAAGAAAAGAATCAATAGGTAATTTCATTAATGAATACAGCGAAGTGGTTGTTCTGGATGCACCTGATTATGAAAAAGCAAAAGAAGTATTTTTTAAAAAATATGATAATGAATTAAACACGCTAAGAAAAAGAATTAATTTCTATGAGAAACTTAAATCTGCAATTGAGGATTATAAGGAGGACACAAAATGTTAATCAGAAGTCAGAATAGAGAAGTATTGATTGATCTCAATTCTATGGCAGGCACTGAAATTGCGGAAGGACCTATAAAAACAATTATAACATCATACATAACCGGATGCAGTTATCTGCTAGAAGAATATTCAAATAAAGAAAAAGCCATGAAAGTACTGGATATGATTCAGGAAGCCTATGTAAATGGACATATTGATTATCAGATGCCAGCGGACAGTGAGGTGGTTGTATGATTACATTCTTATTAGGATTCACCCTTGGAACCATATTCGGAGTGGTTGGCCTTGTATGTGTGGCGATCATGTACGACAAGCACCACTCAGGCGAATAGAAAGGAGAACGGTATGCTGACAAGGAATAAAAAGCTGAAAGACTACGGTATTCCGGCAGAGGACATAGAAAAACTGAATACGATGCTGAAAGACTTTCCGGCAGAGTACGGAAGCCTGCTTGCCAGTGCTGCCTTGTCAGCTTGCCCGAAAAACACGGTGATAGCGGATATGGTTATTGAGAATATCCTGCACCGGAAAAGTTACAGGAAAATCAGCAGAGAAAGATATATCCCGATGAACCCGAAAGACTTTTACGGCTACAGACGCAAGACCGTCGCTGTACTGTATGAGAGAATGAGATTGTTGGGAGTGTGGGAAGGAGATGAGTGAAATCAAGTCTATTTATCCGAAGGAATATCTTTTAAAAAATGGATTGCTTCGATACTATACTGCTCCTGGAAGATACGGATTTGCAATTTACGAAGTGGGCTATCAATTACCCCTACTGCCGCCGTTGGAATATTGTACGGAAAATAGTGCGAAACTTGATTGTATAAGATTTAATGCTCTTGGGCCGGAAGAAATCTGGAAAGAATATTGGAGACGTTATGTAATTTCTAAACGACCATTAGGTGCGAAAATAGAGACGTTTGCTGAATGGAAAAGCAAAAACGCAAACATGTATGAACGGGAGGATAGAAGATGAAGTTAATTGATCTAATAGCAGCAATTGACGACGATCCTGAAAGCGATATAAAAATTCAGATATGTCACCCTGGAAGAAGCTGGGAGGATTACGATACATTCAATGCCGGTTCAAAGCTGCTGAAACCATTTTACGATTTAGAAATAAGCTGCCTTTCGGCAATAGAAACGGATGTGATCAGAGTTGATTTGGATTTTAATGAGAAAGGGGGTTGCGATTGAATGAGCAGACTGATTGATGCAGACAAAATAATTGATTCTCTTGGAGGTTCGGATATGGATTTTGCAGTAGGTGCAGTTATTGACGAGCAGCCGACAGCTTTTGATGTAGATAAAGTTGCAGAGCAATTAGAGAATTATTTATTTGAAAAATATTGCATAGAAGGGGATACAACAATTGATGAAATCGTGAAAGGTGGTGGAGTTGAATGAGAGAGATTCTTTTTAAGGCAAAGCGGATTAATAATGGCGAGTGGGTCGAGGGATATTACCTAAGAGATCAATATCACATAGGGGGAAAGGACATTATTTTTTATCGAAAGGATTCAGATCGGTTTACAGTATATACCGATAGAATTGATATAGAAACCCTCTGTCAGTTCACAGGTCTGACCGACAAGAACGGGAATAAAATTTGGGAAAACGACATCCTGATGGCGCATTTGGACGAATCCTATCCAGAAGATGTGACATATATGACTGTCAAATGGAACTTTGCTGGATTTGTAGCATACGAAGCTGGCACAGATGGAGAATATCTTGATGAGTTTGATTTGGAACATTTTGAAGCTGTTGGAAACATTTTTGACAATAAAGAATTATTACAGGAGGAATCAGATGAGTAAATGGCACGTAAGTGTCGGAATGAGCTTATCAATTGATTATGATGATATTGAAGCCGATACAAAAGAAGAAGCTGAGAAAATAGCAAAAAGTAAAGCATTGGAAGACATTGATTACAACAATTGTGATTGTGATACTGGCTATCCAATAGTGTATTGTTGTCTTGAAGAGGAATTATGAGTAAATCAGTATTAGTGATTGATACGCCAAAATATTGTGCTTTATGCGTTTTACGCAGCGGAGTGCTTCACCCGTTCTGTAGAGTAAACAATAGAGATATTACAGATTTGAGTATTAGACCTGATTGGTGTCCGCTGAAGTCATTTCCGGAAAAATTCGACGATGAAAAGGAACGAAAACTTGGAGATTTCGAGCCACTTTTTAAGATTGGCTGGAACTCTTGCATTGATGCAATTACGAAAGAGGTGAAATAATCATGTGGTTTTTGTGTCAAGAGCCGTGTAAAACATTAGATCAGGCACGGAAAAGAGCGATGGAGATTGGACGAGAGAATTTTGATTCAATCCATAAAGAGTGTTACGGTTTATTTTTTAAAAGAACTATATATGTAGTTCTCTGGTGGAAATGGATTGAAAAAAGGAGAGGAGAAGCAGATGATTGATCTAGCGAATAAATGCGTATTAGTCATAACACATGAAGAGTATGAAAATATTCTGAAAGCAGCAAAGAGACAAGGATATAGATGGTACGGCGGAAAAGAAGCGTATCCATATCCCTTTGAAGATCAGCAGATTCCGGATATATTAAAGTTCTATAGCAATAAAGAACTAACAAGAAATGCCAGCCTTGAATCGGGATATGAATTAGTAGAAGCATCAGACGTAATTGAAGATGAGAAGAAGATTAAAGATGCTATAAACCTTGTCAGAGCATTTGCTAAATGCCCAGACACAGCAGCATTGACGGACCCATTTATTGAGTCCTTGAAGTTACTTGCAGATACTGTAGAAAGTCAAATGAAAGAGGTGAAGTAGATGGAGAGATTAACACTTGACGATATGATAAAAGCACTTAAATGCGTTTCTAGTCAAGATGTCGAGGGTGATTGCTATGCGGATCACGAAAACTTCATGCATATGGAGGATGATGAACATAAACGCATTGTCTGTGGAACTGGCGAGGATTTAAGAGATTATATCAGTGGGAAGGAAGCGGTTGGTTGCCCGTATCACCAGAAAACGTATGGGACTTGCTGCGAAGATGGAGAATTGTATTGGCTGAAAGATGTTGCAGAACTGTTGGAAGAACTGAAATCTTACAAAGACTTAGAAGAACAGGGCTTGCTTGTGAGGTTGCCGTGCAAGGTTGGAGAAAAACTATGGTGCATTGTTAATAGCGCAATCCGTGAGCTTAGAGTATATCGTTTTGATATGCCAGCATTTGGAACTACTGATATCGTCTTTAGATATGCAGATGGTTTTAAGTTGGAGCGTTTCGTGGGAGAGATAGGAAAAACCGTATTCCTTACCCGTGAAGAAGCTGAGAAGAAGCTTGAGGAGATGAAGAAGAATGATTGAAGCGATAAAAGAATTTTTTATGATGCTGGGAATGTGCGTAGTTGGACTTGCTGTTTGCATACTATTGTATGCAATAATCAGCAAATTCAACAGATGGCGAAAGAATGGCTGCAAAATCAAATGTCTTTGCAAACCGCATAAATACAAATTGGTTTGGTATTGGAGAAATACTGAGGAAGCTATTTTGGAATGCAAGAAATGCGGCAAAAGAAAACAAGTATTCATTGATTATGATTCTATTAAGGAGAAATTTCATTAGGAGGATTAATATGAAACCAGAAGAAGCGTTAAAAGAATTAAGTTATGATGACACAGCTTATGGCGGTAAATGTACGCATGAAGTTAGACAAGAAGCTATTAAAGCGCTGCAAAAACAGATTCCAATGAAACCAAATAACATAAAAACCATTTTCGATTTTTCTGGTAGATATTGTATAACAAAAGGTGACTGCCCGGTTTGTAATATAGAAGAACTTTATAAATCAGATTTTTATTGTAATAAGTGCGGGCAGAAATTAGATTGGGGAAAGGAGGAATAATGATGTCAGTGCCTACATTTGAGATAGATAACATCAAAACGTCCAATATTTGCATTAATCACGATTTTGATATAACACCGCAGCTGGCTATATCAGCATTTTCGGTGTTACAGCAGTACTGTAATGCGATCAGCTCGCATGAATGTATCACGTGTGCATTTTATAGTGTGTGCGAGGATTTCTTTACAAGGTGCCCGGGAGATCAGGGCGAGACGATCAGAAAATTACAAAGCAATGAATAAAATTAAAGAGTCGGTATTTACCGGCTCTTTTTAGCGCAAAATTTCTCAAACATGTACCACAACTTTTCTACTGACCTGTGATAGAATATACTCAGAAGTAGTATTATGGGATTTTATAGCCAGAAATGAGGTGATAATATGGCAACCCTAAAAGCAGTTACAAGAAAACTTCAAAAAGCTATATTATCCACCGGATTAATCATAAAAATCGGAACATCACAATTCTATAGCCACGAGCAGGAACGATTAATTACAGTAACGATTATATCAACACCAGTGTTTAGACCAACAAAACGTGGAGAATGGAAAGATTGCGATTATGAAATATTACGAACTGCATCCCAGTATGATGTGGTCATGTGCCTTAAAGAAATATGGGAGGCGGTCAGAAAATGAGGATAGACAGAGGTGATTAGATGGACTTAACGTCTAAACAGAAAGCGTTTGCAGATGAATATATCAAGAATGGCGGAAATGCATCTGATGCCGCAAGGAAAGCCGGATACTCTAATGGAATCATTAGGAATGCGACAAAAAAACTGTTGGAAAAAGGTTGCATTTCTGCATATATAGCGAAAAAGCAGGCAGAGATCGAGAAACAAAATGGAACTGACATCATGTCTCTGGCAGAAATCCAGCAACGCCGTTCCATGATTGCAAGGGGTGAGCTGACTGATTCATTCGGGTTCGCCCCGGACTTCTCCGATCAGCTGAAATCTATGAATGATCTGGAGAAAACATTAAAGATTAAGCAAGAGCAGGAAGAAAAGAAAGCAGCAGAGGAAGCTGCTAGAAATGCAAAGCCGTATCACATGGATCTGTATAATATTCCTGATTGTTTTCACTGGGCTATTAGAGATATTCGAGACAAAGAACATCTGGAGTATGTATTTAAGGGCGGACGTGGCTCCACGAAATCAACCACTGTTGGAATGACTATAATAGAGTTGATGAAGAACAATCATGACATTCATGCTGTGGTTTGCCGTAAGGTCGGGAATACAATTAAAGATTCTGTGTATAACAAGATCAAATGGGCTATTGGAAAACAGGAATTCACAGAAGAATTTGATTCTAAGTTATCACCTATGGAGATTACATTAAAAGCAACCGGACAAAAGATATACTTCCGTGGTGCTGATGACCCTGACAAAATTAAATCCATTAACCCTGAGTTCGGATATATTGGCATTCTCTGGTTTGAGGAGTTGGATCAATTCGCGGGGCCTGAGGAGATTCGTAAGATTGAACAGTCCGCCATCCGTGGTGGAAACCTTGCATGGATATTTAAAAGCTTCAATCCACCAAAAACAATGAATAACTGGGCTAATAAGTATGTTCTTGAACCGAAAGAAAACAGAATAGTTCATTCATCAACTTACTTGGACGTGCCAAAAAAATGGCTGGGGCAGCCATTCATTGACGAAGCAGAGCATCTGAAAGAAGTCAATCCAAACGCTTATGAGCATGAGTATATGGGAATTGCGAATGGAAATGGCGGAAACGTATTTGAATATCTGGAGATTAGAGACATTACAGATGAAGAAATCAGTCGCATGGACAAAATATTTCAGGGGTGTGACTGGGGATTTTTCCCTGATCCGTATGCTTTTATTCGTTTGTATTACAATCATAACACTGAAAAGATATATCTCATTGATGAAATTTACGAAAATAAATGGAGCAATAGGAAATCAGCGGACGAGATTCTAAAAAGAAAATATGATGATTATACTATTACTTGCGATTCTGCTGAACCTAAATCAATCAATGATTATAGAGATTTTGGGCTCCCGGCAAGGGGCGCAATAAAAGGACCTGGGAGTGTGGAATATTCTATGAAATGGCTTCAAACAAGAACTATTGTTATTGACCCTAAGAGAACGCCTAATGCTTATAAAGAGTTTTCGGAATACGAATACGAAAGAGATAAAGACGGAAACGTTATAAGCGGATATCCTGATGAGAATAACCATTTAATCGATGCCTGTAGATACGCAACAGAATCATTGTGGAGGAGAAGAGGGAATAATGCTTAAAAGAGGGTACAGTCTAAAATATAGACGAATATATAAAATCTGGCAGGGAATTCGTCAGAGGTGCAATAACCCCAATGATAAAGATTATGAAGACTATGGCGGAAGAGGAATAAAGGTTTGCAAAGAATGGAATAAAAGTTCAGAAGCGTTTGTTCTATGGGCATTAGAAAATGGATATGCTGATAATTTGAGTATTGATAGAATAGACACAAATTCGGACTATTCGCCAGAAAATTGCAGATGGGCAACATGGACTCAGCAGGCAAGAAACAAAAGAATGGAAAAAATAAATTCAACTGGTGTTACTGGTGTTTCCATGGACAGAGGGAAATATAGAGCAACAATCTATGTAGATAATAAAAAAGTTGATCTAGGCAGGCATGACACGCTTGAAGAAGCAGCAGAAGCACGTAGGCAGGGTGAGATAAAATACTGGGGCGTGAGTGCATAATGGGACTTATAACAACGCTAAAAAGGTGGTTTAACATGATATTCAAAAAGCAAGCCGAAGAGGACTTTAATATCCAAGCGGCAGAATTCCCAGAGATGGAAGCGCTGATTAACCGGTGTGCGAACATTTACAGAGGTGCGCCGGAATGGATGGATGATAAGAATAATATCAAGACGATTAATTTTGCTAAATCTGTCTGCTCAGAGACAGCTCGGCTCGCAACATTGGCGATCGGCATTCAGATTGATGGTTCCGCAAGGGCGACATGGCTACAGGAGCAGATTGATAAGGTATATTTCCAGATTCGCCATTGGGTGGAATATGGATGTGCTTATGGAACGGTATTTATCAAGCCAAATGGGGAAGGACTTGACGTATTTACTCCAGCAGACGTGATGATTGTAGATTACGACAATCAGGAAATTAAAGGGATTATATTTAAGGATTCTTATGTTGTTGGACGGAAATACTATACAAGGCTTGAATATCATCGTTTTGTTGAGACCACCGTGGATGGTATAACAACCTATCCGTACTACGTTTCTAATAGAGCCTATGTATCAAAATCCCCTCAGTCAATCGGAGATAAGATTGACCTTAAACAGACCAAATGGGCTGACTTAATGGCAGATACGCCACCGATTCTCAAAACAAACGGTGAGAAGCTGGACGGACCTCTGTACGGAGTACTGCGGACACCGCAGGCGAACAATGTGGATATCAGTACACCGCTTGGCTTACCGATATTTGCAGAAGCAATTGAAGAGCTGAAAGATCTCGACATTGCATACAGCCGTAATGCCGGAGAGATATTTGATTCGCAGAAGATTGTTCTGGCAGATGATAGACTGCTGATGCCAAGCGGTACACCTGTAGCAGTCATGTCACCACAGGGCATGGAGAACAGACGTAATGAGATGAACTTACCACACTTTGTCAAGAATTTATTCGGACAGGACGAGAAAGAGTTCTATCAAGAAATCAATCCGATTCTCAACACGGATATCCGAATAAGCGGCATAAATGCACTTTTAAGCCAGCTGGGGTACAAGATTGGATTCTCTAACGGATATTTCGTTTTCAACGAATCCAGTGGTATTCAGACGGCTACGGGAGTAGAAGCGGAACAGCAGAGGACAGTGCAGTTTATAAAAGACGTTCGAGACAAACTGGAATCCTGTCTGGATGAAGTTATTTACGCGCTGAACGTTTACGCTGATCTGTACGGGCTTGCACCGGTCGGAGCTTATGAAGTCAATTATGATTTCGGAGATATTCTGTATGTGCGTGAAAACGACCGTGCAAGATGGTGGCAGTATGTGACCACTGGTAAGGTTCCGGCTTGGCTGTACTTCGTAAAGTTTGAAGGAATGACGGAATCTGAAGCAAAAGCAATGGTCAAAGAAGCTCAGCCAGACGAACCAACATTATTCGGAGAGGAGTAAGAAGATGGCAGATACGTTCAAGGGAATAATCACAGCAGATGGAAAGAAGAGACAGCTGTCTTATGGAAGTGTTCTCGAAGCGCCGGTTTCTGATGAAACATTGTCCATACGGGGTGCATTTGCCGACTCCAAAGCTGTAGGCGACAAATTCAAAAAAGTAAATGCAGAAACTGATTCGATAAGGGAAGATTCAAATGCCATTAAAAATAAAGGAATTACACCGGAAAGAACAAGTTTTTTTGCTGATATAGAATGTCTATCTGAACGGTTTATTTCATTTACAAAAAAATTCTATCCAGATACCAATGGAAGAATAATTGCTGATAATCCAAGTGGTGTGGAAAATACTACTTGTACTATGATTTGCAGTGTAGATGCAAACAAAGATTATTACTTTGTCGGTAATATGAATAGATGGATTATTGTTGAAAACGAAACAAGCAACTTTGAAATCAATAAAACATACAATATTTTGTCTACTAGCAAATTTGAAGACAATACTTTAAAAATTCACACAAGTAGCAATGCAAAATATATTTGCTTTTATTTTAAATTTGATTGGAATTATTTCGAAAGTAATTTAATCGAAGACATTAAGAAACATACGCTTAAAATGTTTCCTTATGAGTTAAGTAATGCAGACAGATTCAATACTATTAAGGTTGAAAATTTGCCTTATAAAACAATATATGGTAAAAAAATCCTTTTTATGGGTGACAGTATTACACAGTTAGGAATGAGTGAAAGAGGGTGGGTAAAATATTTTTGTGAAAAGATAAAACCCTCTTTAGTGGTAAATACAGCCGTGATTGGTTGTAAATGGGCAGATAACGATGGAACTATATATAATGGAAATCCAACAACAGAAGATTCTGTAAACAATGTTATGGGTAATCAGATAGAAAAGATTTTAAGAGGAAAAGACACAACACACCCAAATTATTCAAAAGTTGATGAATACAGTGATTTTGACATTATAATAATTGCTTGTGGTACAAATGATGTAATTAGTATTGACAGTAACTTAATTGAATATGTTAATTCAGAATTTATTGATGTAAATGATGTAAAACCTCTTGCAGATGTAAATAGAAAAAAATGGAATGGAATTATGAGATATGCGTATGAAAAATTAAGAAAAATATATCCTAATTCTATTATTTTCTTTTGTTCGCCGATTCAGGCATCCGCATATATACGTGATTATAGAAATATCCGAGATAAAGGAAAATATATGGATGCTATTTGTCATGTAATAAGTGATGTTAATTTCATTGATACTGAAAAATGTGGTATTTGTGAACTATTTGAACTAAATGGAAAAAATGGTAGAGATTTAATAGACGGATTGCATCCAAACGTAAATGGAGCAAAAAAAATTGCTGAATATAATTTCAGAGAAGTTTTTAATTACTTCCATGTTTATGATTAAATTTAGCAAAAATCTCAACATTCTGAAAACATTATCGTTAGTACGAATTAACTAAAGAGGGCTTTAGTTAACTATGTAAAAAAAACAAAACATGTACCACGACTTTTGACGAAAGAGGTGATATGCTATGCTTAGTCCTGAATATTTACGGCAAATTACAGAGGGCAGTGAGCAGATTGCCGAAGAACTGCATCAGTATATCATCTCTGAGATCGTGTCGCGGATGATGGCAAGAATTGGTAGAGGTGAAGATTATATTCTGACCAATGCTGATGCATGGAGAATCAGAACGCTACAGGAATCTGGCGAACTGCTAGAGGACATTCTGGCGGAACTATCCAAATACACCAAACGTGAACAGCAGGAGCTTCTTGAAGCGTTCGAGGATGCCGGAATCACTGCAATGAACTATGATGACAAGGTATATAAGGCGGCAGGATTAAGCCCTGTACCGATCGAACAGTCTCCAGCTATGATAAGGCTCATGGAGCGAAATATGCTTGCGACTATGGGAGAGTGGAAGAATTTCACACGAACCACCGCAAGTGCCGCTCAAAGGCTCTATATTGAGCAATGTGACCTTGCATATAATCATGTGATGACTGGGGCGGTTGGGTATACACAAGCCATCAAAGAGGCAGTTAATAACGTTGTAAGCAATGGAGTTACAGTAACATATCCATCCGGTAGGCGTGACACTATCGAGACTGCAGTCGCACGTTCTGTCAGAACTGGTGTGGCTCAGGCGTGTGCTGATATTCAGTTAGCAAGAATGAAAGAAATGGGATATGGTTTAGTACTGACATCGGCACATATAGGAAGCCGCCCAAGCCATGAAGTATGGCAAGGGCAGGTATTTTCTATAGACTGGGAAAAATTAAAAGAAATTAAGCCTTATCTTTGATAGAATCGAGATACAATGAAATTGCTTTATCGAGCAATTTACTGATAGGTATTCCAGTATCATCAGAATACGATTTCAATTTTTCGTAAATTTCACGATCGATAGCATTTGATATTGCTACACGGTTTTTTAAGCCTCTATTATTTGACATTTTGTTCAACTCCTTTCATACTAAAGTTTATCATAACTTTCAACTACTTGCAATTAAAATAAAATAATGATATAATTGAATGTAGATAAAAGCAGTTGAAAGGAGAAAAGAGCTATGGAAAAAGTAGATGTAGGAATGAAATTTGGAAGGCTTACAGTAATAGGAGAAGGAAAGCGTGAAAAAGGTGTTTATAAATGGAAATGCAAGTGTGAATGTGGAAACATAACGTTTGTCGATTCAAATAAATTACGTTCTGGTCACACGAAATCATGTGGATGTTTGCAAAAAGAACGAGCTGTTCAGGCTTCATTAAAGCATGGAATGAGTAAAAGCAGAATACATAAAGAATGGAGAGGGGTACTTCATAGATGTAAAAATCCATCTGCATCGCATTATGAAAATTATGGTGGACGTGGAATAAAGGTTTGTGACGAATGGACTGGAAAAGATGGCTTTATTAATTTTTACAAATGGTCTATGGAAAATGGTTACACAGACGATTTGACACTTGATAGAATTGATAACGATAGTGGATATTCACCGGATAATTGCAGATGGATTCCGCATATTGAAAATTGCCATAACAGGGGCGTAAGATTTGATAATAAAATCGGTGTTCCCGGAATATCTGAAAGAAAGTTAAAAAGTGGAAAAGTAAAGTATAGAGTGTGCATTACTGCGAACTATAAGAGACATTATATAGGTCAATTTGATAACTTAAAAGATGCCATTATTGCTCGTGAAAAAGCAGAAAAAGACTATTGGAGTAAAGAATGAACAAATATCCAGATTTTATTGAAAATTGTCATTATGGCGAAGCTGATGGGATATGCGGAGTAAATTGCAGACATCATTTTTCGGTTTGGGCGGAAGGGATGCCGAATCCCTATACAGAACTATCAGCACAGGATAAAACCAACAAAGGCAAACAGTACGAAAAAGAACAACGACAACGTACTTATGAGCGAAGAATCCGCAAAACAAAGCGTGAAGTCCTTGGAATGCAAGCGGCGGTTGATAGCTGCAAGGACGAACAGGCAAAATTCGCATTACAGCAAGACCTTGACCGGAAGTCTTATCTTTTACAGAAACAAAATGCTGCATATAAGGACTACTGCAAGCAGAATGACCTAAGAGAGCTGCAAGATCGACTTATGATAGCTAAATGGAGCCGCCAGAATGCCGCAAAAGCCAGAGGAGCGGCAAAGAGATATAAAACAGCAAAGGGGATCAACTGATGGACAGATGGGAATATTATAATCCAAATCCTGTTAAGGATAAGAGAACAGGAGATTGCGTTGTCCGGGCAATATGCAAGGCAACCGGCTTCGACTGGGAAACAGTATTCGCTGGATTAATGATACAGGCATGTGCTCTGTCAGATATGCCATCAGCTAATTACGTTTGGGGAGCGTATCTCTACAAGCATGGGTACAGACGCAAGCTGATTGAACAGTCAGAACGATATATCTATACAGTCAACGACTTTTGTACAGACCATCCGACAGGTACGTATATCCTCTGCATAGATGGTCATGTGGTGACGGTACAGAACGGCAAATATTACGATACATGGGATAGTGGTAATGAGATCCCAGTATATTACTGGGAAAAAGGAGAATAAATGAGCATATCAGAATTTGTACAGATTTTTCTCTCTATCTGTGGAGGGGTGTCTATTGTTGGGGGCGCGGCAGCCGTGATCTTTAAATGGATTACCCCGGCATTCCGACTTAATAAGCGAGTAGAGACACTAGAGGAACATGATAGACGAGATTATGAAAGCCTTCGGAGAATCGCAGAACGAGACTCATTAATTCTGGAAGTGTTGTCGACCATGCTGGACAGTCAGATTAGTGGGAATAATGTAGAAGAATTAAAAAAAACAAAACAGAAGCTTACAAATTATCTTGCGCAGAATCAACGTTAGCATTAGTAAGGGGTATGCTCATGAAATTATATGTGTTCACGAAAAAAGATATAGACAGGTTCTTGATAGAGTGTAATTTCACACCAGACGAAGAAAGACTGTTCCGGTTGAGATGCCAGGAGCGCACTCTTGAATACTGCGCTGAACAGATGAACGTGAGTATATCCACGGCGAAACGATTAAGCCGGAGGGTGAACAATAAAATAATCAAAGTGTGCTAAAAGGAGAGGCAATTTGCCCCTCCTTCTTTTATACAAAATCTTCTTTTACAGCTCTTTCAAGCAATAAAATTACGTATTCTGGTGGGTTTCTTTTACCACCCTCCCAGTTCTCTATGCTTCTTTTAGGAATACCATATTTTTCAGAAAAAGCTTGCTGCGTAAGTCCAGATAGTGCTCTAATTTCGTGAAAATCAAGAGGATCTGGAGAAACTTTTTCAGGAAAAACGTCCTCCTCTCTCACCTGATAAGAAAAGAATCCCATCGAGGATGGAAGGATTCTGAAATAGAACACCTCATTGTCTTCTTCTGTCCAGGTTTGCTGCAAAAATATTTTGGGACACCGCTCATCTAATGCAAACTTCTCATCTGAGTTAGAGTAAACACAATAATCGCAGTGCCCGCCCTCATTAGTTATTATTTTCTTTATTTCATCATAAATAAATTTTGTTCTAACATAACGAACTATGCGCAGTATTTGTTCTCTACGAAGATCTGGAAATAAAACTTCAATTTGTTTATACGTTTTGCTCCAAAGCCACATATTATATTTATTATCTAATTCTATTGAGGTATCAATATAATAATCTGGACAAATAGACAGAAGATGATACACTGTATCAATTATCTCCTTATCTCTAACCGGAGGAATCAATTCTGTTTCATTCGGAAAATCAAATGGTAAAAGGCTCGACTTCTCCTGATTCTCAAGATCATGTTTTACCATGTTCAAAAACTCTTCGTATTCGTATTTTTTTAACATCTTATTTTCTCCCCTTTCTTTTTTCTTTCATCATAATACTTTAGTGCTTCATAAAAATTGTCTTCGCACCAACCTCCTTCGTCATAGAGTATTTCAACCCATTTTGCCTGTGGATTTCTTGGTTTTACAGCATATTCACGATTATTAATAAACCAGCTTGCTTCTGTAATGGTGAATAAAATATTTACGGTTTCTTTTACTCTTTCTAATCTTTTGACACGGCTATTAACTCTGTGATATTCAACAAGACTGTTTCCGTACTCGATCATCTTCTTGCGAATATCCTCAGCCCAGGCAATCTGCTTTGAGCTGCCGATCAGTTCTGGTAATTCTTTACACATACCTTTTACTTCCTTCCATGCTTTCTTAAGACCGGAGGAAATAGACATTCCAGCTTTCTTAACTAACTCCCATGCTCTTTTCATTATTGCTGATAAATTATATTTCTTCATGTCTTTTTCCTCCTTAGCTTTCTTGTTCCTCTTTCTGATATTATAATATCACTCATTGGGTGATATGTCAATACTTTTTCGACACTTTTTTGAACTTTTTAGATTGATATATCTATGCAAAAATATAATCAGAAAGGCGGTGCGTAAGATGGCATTATATAACAATCCTTATCAATATAGTTTTGGCGTTCCTGGGCAGATGAACCAGTTCCAGCAACAGCCTGTCCAGATGCCGACTCAACCAGTACAGCAACCACAGCAGAATAATAATGGTATTCTGTGGGTATCTGGTGAAGTCGGCGCAAAATCCTATCTGGTAGCACCCGGGACAAGTGTTTTGCTAATGGATTCAGAATCAGAGAAATTCTTTATAAAATCCACAGATGTTTCTGGTATGCCACAGCCGTTACGGACGTTTGAGTATCATGAAGTAGGCACTCAGATGCCGCCTAAACAGCCTGTTCAGAGCATGGACAAATATGTTACTCGACAGGAATACGATGATTTAAAAGCCAAATGCGAAGCTATAGCAAGTCGATTAAATTCATTTTCTGAACCTGTTAGAACTAATACTGTACAGGAATCAGCAATCAAGGGAGGAAACGCAGATGAGTAATCCATTATTTAATGCGCTTGGTGGTGGGATGCCGCAGGGAAACGGACCAATGCAGATGATACAGCAGTTTATGCAGTTTAAGCAGAATTTTAAGGGAGACCCGAAAGAAGAAGTCCAGAAGATGTTACAGTCTGGGAAGATTTCTCAACAGCAACTTAACCAGGTTCAGCAGATGGCAGGGCAGTTTCAGAATCTGCTGAAAAATATGAAATAGTACATTACAATCTGGCCAGATTGATGTAAATACAAAAAAGGAGATTATAACTATGGATGGAAATTTAACAGCATCGGACGTTGCTCTTTTGACCGGGAACAACAGAAATGATGGAATGTTTGGCGGAGATGGCGCATGGTGGCTTATCGTGCTTTTCTTGTTCGCATTTTGCGGATGGGGAAACAACGGCTGGGGCAATAATGGCAACGGCGGTGGATATGTAGCCACAGCAGCTACTCAGGCGGATATTCAGAGAGGATTCGACAACTCTGCTGTGATTAGCAAACTTGACGGAATCAACAATGGTCTCTGTGATGGCTTCTATGCCATGAATAACGGTATGCTTACCGGATTTAACGGAATCAACACAAACATCATGCAGACCGGCTTTGGCATCCAGCAGGCTATTAACGCTGACACTGTAGCAAATATGCAGAATACCAATGCACTCCAGGCACAGCTTGCAAACTGCTGCTGCGAAACCAGAGAAGCAATCCAGGGCATAAACTACAACATGGCTCAGAATACCTGCGCACTCCAGAACACCATGAACAACAACACTAGAGACATTATCGACAGCCAGAACGCAGGAACAAGGGCAATCCTTGATTACCTGTGCAACGAGAAGATTTCCAACTTACAGGCTGAAAACAATGATCTCAGACGTGCCGCTTCTCAGGACCGCCAGAGCGCACTTCTCACAACTGCAATGGCTTCACAGACGCAGCAGCTTATTAATGCGATTAATCCGGCACCGATTCCGGCATATCAGGTTCCTAACCCGAACACATATTACGGATGCGGATGCAACACCGGATGCAATTGTTGATAACTTCATATCGAGAGTATCTTTCGATTGAATTCGGATGTCGGCTTATGCCGTATTACACAGAAGGGCAGGCTGAGACCTGTCCTTTTGTGATATGAAAGGAGTATTTTTATGGCAGAATTTACAAATGTAGCTGCTCAGACTGTAGCAGCAAATGGAAACGTAGTATTTTCAAACACAGCAGTTAAAGGTTCTAATTGTATTCAGCACAGAGAGGGAAGCGGAATTATTACGCTGAGAGGACTGACTAATCAGTGCAAAGCGAGATTCTTCGTGGATTTTTCTGGCAATATCGCAATTCCAACAGGCGGCACTGTCGGAGCTATTTCTCTGGCTATTGCAATCTCTGGCGAGCCTGTATTATCTTCACAGATGATTTCCACACCGGCAGCAGTAGACCAATATAACAATGTGTCCTCTGGTATTTATATTGACGTGCCTCGCGGATGTTGTGTTAATATCGCAGTGGAGAACACAAGCGATCAGGCAATTTCTGTTGTGAACGCAAATATTGTCGTGACCAGAGAAGCGTAGGAGGTGTGATTATGAGAGATATTAAAGACTTATGCGCAAGAATTGAGGATGAGCTTTCCAAAATTGCTGATAATGGGCTGAACACTGGAAATCTGGAAATGACATATAAGCTGATTGATATGTACAAGGATATCAAGAATACGTATTATTGGGACAAAAAAGTGGAATATTACAACACTGTTCTTGATGAGATGCGTAGCGGATACAATGACGATTACAGCGAACGTGGAAGAAAGCGCGATAGCATGGGGAGATACAGCGCAAATGATGGCAGAATGATGCCGGATTACGACCGGGGCAATTCTTATGCCAGACGTGGTGAGCATTACGTCAGAGGGCATTACAGCCGTTCTGATGGACGAGATGCTTACGATGATTATATGGCGCAGAAACAAAGCTATCGTTCCGGCAAGTCTGAAGACTGCAAAAGGAAGATGCTTGCCGCTCTGGAAGAACATCTGGACGAACTTACAACGGAAATGAGTGATATGTCCAAGGATGCGGAGTGCCGGGAAGAACGTGATCTTGTCAAAAGATACGTGGAAAAACTCCGGGATATGCTCTAATTAGCTAAAACATGTACCACAACTTTTTGGATACTTTGTGGTAAAATATATTCATAGGGAAGATTCGTAAGTGGTTGACGCCACTTGACATAGACATTTTTTCATTGATTCCTCCTTTCTTGGGTACGTGTCCTTAACAGAAACAGATTCGGGCGGAATCTGGAGGTTGAAAAGCGGATGCAATTTCCGACACGTATCATTACTGTCTATATGACTTGCTCGCTCGCATAGGCAGTACGCACCTCCTTGTAAAAGGTAAATGGGCGGACAGACGCCCGAAACAACTCGTGGCAGGCATGACACGTTAAACACCTTGCTAACCCGGGAATCCGGGTTAATGGAATGTAGCTCAGTGGCAGAGCAATGTATAAACTATGCGTCGCAGGTTCGATTCCTGCCATTCCGATTACCTTGCCAGTGGTCTAACTGGCTTAATCCACTTACCTGCGGCGGCAGGTCAATAAACACGACCAGGAGGATGTATATGCAGAAACTTATTGACACATTAAAATCATTTGGAATTGAAATCCCGGAAGATAAACAGGCAGATGTGAAGAAAGCACTCTCTGAACATTACAAGAATGCTAAAGAAGTAGCGAAAACTCTGTCAAAAGTCGAGGGCGAACGCGATGGCTGGAAAGAACGTGCTGAGGCAGCAGAAGAAACCCTGAAAGGTTTTGACGGTATCGACCCGGCGAATGTTAAGACCGAGTTAGAGACTTGGAAACAGAAAGCGGCAGATGCAGAAAAAGAGTTTAACGCAAAAATCTATGACCGTGATTTCTCAGATGCTCTGAAAGCGGCACTCGATGATGTTAAATTTTCCAGTGAAGCGGCAAAGAAGTCTGTTATGGCAGACATCAAGGAAGCAGGATTGAAGTTGAAAGACGGTAAAATCCTTGGACTGAATGATCTGATCGAGCAGATGAAGCAGTCTGACGCATCCGCTTTTGTAGATGAATCTCAGCAACAGGCTCAGCAGAATCAGGCAAGGTTTACTACTCATGTTGGACAGCAGCAGACACCGGGGAACATGACAAAGAAAGATATCGAAGCAATCAAAGACCCGTCCGAGAGACAGGCAGCAATTGCTCAGAATATCCAGTTATTCCAGTGATTTTTTACACCGACTATACGCCAGAGTATAGCCGCTAACCCAACGCCTTAATAGTTATGGGTAGAAAGGATTTTTTTATGCCAGCAAAAACAAATCTTATTATGACTAATGATATTCATGTCACAGCACGTGAGATTGATTTTGTTACCAGATTCGAAAGAAACTGGCAGCACTTACGTGAAATCCTTGGTATCATGCGTCCTATCAAAAAACAGCCGGGTGCTGTACTCAAGTCCAAGTACGCAGAGGGTACATTACAGAACGGAAATGTTGGTGAGGGTGAGGAAATCCCTTACAGCAAATTCGTTGTAAAAGAAAAGCCCTATGCAGAAATGACTATTGAGAAATACGCAAAGGCTGTATCTATCGAAGCAATCAAGGATCACGGTTATGAGAACGCTGTTCAGATGACCGATGATGAATTCCTCTTCCAGCTTCAGACCAATGTTACTGAAAGATTTTACAACTATCTGAAAACAGGTACTCTCTCATTCACGGAAACCACTTTCCAGATGGCTCTGGCAATGGCTAAAGGTCGTGTAGAAAACAAATTCAAGCAGATGCACAGAAATGTGACTGGTGTTGTTGGGTTTGTAAACATTCTGGATGTGTACGAGTATATCGGAGCAGCTGAGATTTCTATTCAGAACCAGTTCGGCTTCCAGTATGTGAAAGACTTCCTGGGATTCAATACGATTTTCTTACTGTCTGACAGTGAAATTCCGCGAGGAACAGTAATCGCTACACCTGTTGAAAATATCGTTCTGTACTATGTTGACCCGAACGAATCTGATTTCGCAAGAGCGGGTCTTGTATATACTGTATCCGGTGAAACAAATCTGATCGGATTCCATACACAGGGCAATTACCACACAGCAGTGTCTGAATCATTCGCAATCATGGGACTTACCCTCTTTGCAGAATATATTGACGCTGTTGCTGTCGGAACTATCAACACAACTCAGACACTTGGAACTCTGACTGTAAACTCCACAGCAGGAAGTAAGAGCGGAGATACAAAAGTGACTGTTACTCCGGCAAAAGCAAGCGCAGGAAATGTGTATAAGTACAAAGTTGCAGCATCTGAGACAGCCGTAGACTACGGACAGAATGTGAAGAACTGGAGTGCGTGGGATGGAGAATCTGACATTACCGCAACAACAGAGCAGGTAATCACAGTGGTTGAGTGCGACAGTACCTATAAAGCACTAAGTGCCGGACACGCAACTGTAACAGCAAAATGATGATCAAGTAGGAGGTAGCTGGCATGGCTTATGCAGATTATAAATTCTATACAGAATCATTCGGCAATGTCGTGCCAGAAACCGACTTTCCACGACTGGCAGAAAGAGCCAGTGATTTTGTGGACACAATGACGTTTGATAGGTTGGTGGACGGACTGCCGACAAATGAACGCTCTCAGAAGCGTATCAAAAAGGCAGTCTGTTCATTGGCTGAATTAATGTATCAAATTGAGCTTGCTGAAAAGAATGCAATCAATCAGGCATCGGCAAATGTAACCGACATAAATGTCGGGAACATCTCAACAGGCATCGTAACATCTGTATCATCTGGCAGTGAATCCATCTCTTACGCAACACCTCAGCAGATTGGAGCAAGTGCAAAGGAATGGAGCGCAGTGTATGCAGCCGCCGGAGACGTACAGAAAACAAATGACTTACTTCTTAAGACAGCTTTACCGCTTCTGATGGGAGTAAGGACGGATGATGGCATACCGATATTGTATGCGGGATTATAAAAGGAGGCAAAGATGGAAGCATTATTTACAAATGTAACTCTGATTCTAGCAGTAATCAGTGTTTTGGCGTTTTGCGTGTCTGTGATTACACAGGTGATTAAAAATGTTGGGTTCCTGTCGAAAATTCCGACAGATGCCTTGGTGCTTGTACTGTCTATCGGAATTACTGTAGCCGCTTTTGTAGCGTATATGCAGTATATCCACATGACAATCTTGTGGTATATGATTTTAGCAGCTATCATGGCTGGGTTTATTGTGGCATTTATTTCCATGTTCGGATGGGAGAAGATTACGGAATTGTGGAAACGAACGTCCAAGGTTGACGTGGATAAGCTGAAAAATAAATGATTAAGGAGAGGGTATCATGTACGAAAAAACTTTGACGATTTTCAATTATTATGAGAGTCCGACAACAAGAGATGCGTACTGGTATCCTCATGTTTTATCCGGCGTTGACCTCATTACCGACAAGGGAGCAATCCTTAAAAAGTACGGACCAGACGCAACAGACAATGCACAGTTACACATCCGATATACCGTCCAGAACGGCGATATAACCATTACCGATAAAGATGGCAAGATTCTTCCGTGGGTGCCAGTTAAGGAGTGGAAACAGCAGATTAACAACGCTCTAGAAGACACTATCACATTCTCGGATGAGTCGTTTTTCTGGGAAGGCGAGTGGACTGGTGAAGCGGTATCTGATGGTAATTATCGGAACGGATTCTACCAGTACATGAACGAGAACAAAGATAACGTGTTCAAGATTACCAGTGTAGGTGGTCCGTATACACTGATTCCACACTTTGAGATTCTGGGTAAGTGATATGAGTAAGATTCATCATTTTAAAGGGTTCTCCGTAGTCGATGGAGATATGAAAATCAAGCTGAATATGGATAGATTCTCCAGACAGTATCAAGAAGCTCAGTATCTCCTTGATGGAATGGTTATGGACAGTATGGTTCCATTTATGCCGATGATTACCGGAAATTTCATCAACCGGACAAGAATTGAAAGCGCATCATTGCAAGGAACTGGATTTGTGTGTGCTGCGGCTGCTCCTTATGGACGTTTTCTGTATGAGGGAAAAGGAATGGTTGACGAAGCAACCGGAAGTCCCTACGCAAGACGTGGAGCAAAGAAAGTCCTCGTCAGCCAGTTCTCTGGTCAGACAGCCGCAAAAGAGAATCTTGAATACACCAAACAAGCGCACCCACGGGCACAAGCCCATTGGTTTGATGCCGCAAAACAACAATACGGTAGTACGTGGATTCGCAAAGTAAAAGCACAAGCAGGAGGTGGACGACATGGCAGATAAGCCTATCGGTAAAGATGCAACCGGATATGAGATTCTGACAGATGCCATGAAAGCACTTCTGAATCAGTATCCGGGACTGTACGATAATGAAACAATCAAATTTGAGGAACTCGGCAAGGAATCAGGAATTGCATTCTCGGCAGACAACGGGGCGTTGGTCTATTCAGAAAAAGAAGATGTTTGCGGAATAATGCACCAAATTTGTCAGTACCCATTTTATGTAGTGTACCGAACAGCATCCGACAAGGAGAGACAGAAACTATCTGTTCAGAAGTTCCTGGATAATCTCGGCAAATGGATATGCCGGGAACCAGTTGTCATAAACGGCTCTGAGACGCGCTTAAATGCTTTTCCAGAGCTTTCACAGGGGCGAGTGATAAAACGTATAACCCGTGATAATTCCTATGGTTTAGAGCCACAGGAGAGCGGTGTACAGGATTGGTTATTGCCATTGTCAGTACGCTATGAAAATACTTATGAAGTAATATAACAAGTAACAACCGGCTATCAATTAGAGATAGTCGCTAACCTACACAGCCTTTTAAAAGTTATAGGCAGAAAGGACATTTCTATGGCAGTTACAGGCAAGATTGACCGTAAATATATGGCTCATTACATTGATGCCGGTTCTCTTTGCGGAGGACTGACACCGAAATATGAGCGTCTTGGAAAGGACCTGGAAGAGTATAACGTAGAACTCAATCCAGACACTGAAACATCTAAAAACATTCTCGGAGAATCCACATTCAAGCATAACGGCTACGAAGTTTCTTCTGATGCTGATCCGTTCTATGCAGACACTACTTCCGATCTGTTCACAGCATTACAGAAGATTGTAGATGGACGTCTCAAAGACGACAACCTCAAAACAAAAGCAGTTGAGGTTCATCTCTGGACAGAAGCCACAGCAGGCAAGTATGAAGCGTATCAGCAGGATTGTTACGTTGTGCCGACCTCCTACGGCGGTGATACATCCGGTTATCAGATTCCATTTACCGTGAACTATGTCGGAGAACGTGTAAAAGGAAAGTTTGATGTTTCCGCCGGAACATTTGCAGCTGACAGCGAATAAGCACATATACAAGGAGGGCGCGCCAAATGGCAAAAGTAATTAATACAAAAATTGACGATGGAATTCTCATTTTTACGTTTACCAACAATGAAGATGAAGTTTTTTCTTCTTTCAAACTTAATCCGACGGACATTAATGTAGCAGCACGTGCAGAGGAGCTGGAAGAATATTTTGAGCAGCTCAAAGATTCTATCCAGAAAGTCACTTCCGGCAAAGAAATGGCAGAGCTGAATAAGCAGATTGAGGACAAAATTAACTACCTGCTCGGCTATGAAGCATCGAAAGACCTGTTCAAGGAACCCATTACAGCAACAACTGTATTCGGTAATGGCCAGGTATTTGCTTATATCGTTCTGGACAAGATCGCAGAAGCAATCGCACCGGAAATTGAAAAGAGAAAAAAGAAAATGCAGGCAGCAGTTAACAAGTATACGGAGAAGTATGCAAAATGACCGCCTATGAGCTTCCCACCTCACTCAACATCAGTGGGGTGGATTTTTCTATTAGAACGGATTTTCGCGCGATTATTGATATTCTCATAGCTATGAATGATCCAGAACTGAACGAGCAGGCAAAAGCAGTTGTTATGCTACAGATTCTGTTTGAGGACTGGCAGAGTATACCGGCTGAGTGTCTGGATGAAGCCTGTCAGAAAGCATCGAAGTTCATCGACTGCGGACAGTTGGACGATAATCCGAACCACCCAAAACCCCGTTTGATGGACTGGGAACAGGATGGCGATATGATCGTTCCGGCGGTAAACAAGGTCGCTGGTAAAGAAATCAGATCGGTGCCGTATATGCACTGGTGGACATTCTTCGGATATTTCATGGAATCCGGTGAATGTCTGTTCAACACGGTCGTTGGAATCCGTTCAAAAAAAGTAAAAGGTGAAAAGCTCGATAAGTGGGAAAAGAAATTCTATCAAGAGAACAAGAACATTATTGATATAAAAACACGTCTCAGCGACGAGGAGCAAGCTTATAAAGATAAGCTGAATGAGATGTTGAACCTCAAATAGTTAGGAGGTGAATGTATGGCTGCTGATGGCTCAGTCATTATTGATACCAGAATGGACACGTCAGGCGTCCAAAATGGGGTATCAGCTATAAAACAGTCATTTAACGGCCTTGGGAGTGCTGTAAAAAAAATTGGTCTACTGATTGGTGGGGCGTTTGCTGTCGGCAAATTGGTGCAGTTTGGGAAAGAGTGCGTGGAACTCGGTTCCGACCTCGCAGAAGTTCAGAACGTGGTTGATGTTACATTCACAACCATGTCTGACAAGGTAAACGAATTTGCAAAGAATGCTATGACCTCAGCCGGACTATCAGAGACAATGGCTAAACGGTATGTCGGAACGTTCGGAGCAATGTCTAAGTCGTTCGGATTCTCAGAATCACAGGCTTACGATATGTCAACGGCTTTGACGCAGCTGACTGGTGACGTGGCATCATTCTATAACATCAGTCAGGACTTGGCTTATATCAAGCTGAAATCAGTGTTTACGGGCGAAACGGAAACGCTGAAAGATTTGGGCGTGGTCCTTACGCAAAGCGCACTTGACCAGTATGCACTTGCAAATGGCTACGGAAAAACCACATCCGCCATGACCGAGCAGGAGAAAGTAGCTCTCCGACTGGCTTTTGTGCAGAAACAGCTTTCGGCTGCATCTGGAGACTTCATCCGTACTTCTGACAGCTGGGCGAATCAGGTGCGAGTGATGCAGTTGCAGCTGCAGTCTCTCAAGGCAACAGTCGGACAAGGATTAATTAATATTTTTACACCTGTTCTGAAAGTGATTAATATTCTTCTTGGTAAACTGGCGACTCTGGCGAATGCTTTCAAAAGTTTTACGGAATTGATTACCGGAAAAAAATCATCAGGACAGACGAGCGGAGGTGGTGCCGGACTTGGCGGATCGGATGCAATCGCAGATACAGCGGATGCTTATGGAAATGCGGCAGACAATGCTAGCAAGTTAGCAGATTCTACAGAAGATGTAGCCGATGCAACAAAAGATGCGGCAAAAGCGGCGAAAGGATATCTTAGCCCACTTGATGAGATTAATCGGTATTCTACACAGGATACATCATTAACAGCAAGTAAAACTCCGTCGACATCCGGTAGCGGCAGTGGCGGTGGCGGAACATCTCTTCCGAGCGCAGTCAGCAACGTAGATTACGGAAAGGTAGCTGAGGGCGAAACCGCTCTGGATAAGATGAGCAAATCAGCCGAAAAGCTTGCAAAGCTCCTTGAAAAGCTCTGGAAACCATTCCAGGACGCTTGGAAAAAAGAGGGTAAAAACACCATTAATGCGGCAAACATTGCTTTGTCGGGAATTGCAAAGCTCGCTAAGAGTGTAGGCAAAAGCCTTGTAGAGGTCTGGACAAATGGCACAGGCACAACGATGCTTACAACCATGCTGAGGATTGCTCAGAACGTTCTTAAAACTATCGGGAATATTGCGTCCGGTTTTGCGGATGCGTGGAATAAGAACAATGTCGGAACACAGATTATACAGAATATTGCAGATGCTCTTGTAGTAGTTATGCAGTTTGTTGAAAAGATTGCAGAGGATACAGCGACATGGGCGGCAAATCTGGACTTCTATCCGTTGTTGGAATCTATCAGTAACCTGACCAGTACCTTTGCACCGATCATTGAAGCGATCGGAAATGTGCTGGATTGGATCTATAAAAACATTGTTCTCCCGATGCTAAAGTGGGTTATTGAAGTGGGGCTTCCGACAGTGATTAATCTGGTGTCAAAAGTAGCAACTTTTCTCGCGGAACATCAACCGATCGTTGAGGCATTTGGTGCAGCTCTGATCGGTGCATTTGCGGCGGCGAAGATTGCGGGATTGGCATCGAGCGTTATCAAGAGCGTGTCCGGAATAGCCACAGCCGCAAAAGGACTTATCTCGTTAATGACTGGTACGGGTGGCATCATGGGTGGTATCAAAGCTATTGCAACAGCTATCGGACCAGGTGGAGTCTTTGTCCTTGCGGTCAGCGCAGCTATAGCAATCGGAGTGCTGCTGTACAAGAATTGGGACAATATCAAGGAAGCTGCTACAAAACTGAAAGACTGGGTTATTGGAAAAACAAGGGTGCTTGTTGACGGAGTAACAAAGAAGTTAACGAATCTCAAAGAAAAAATCAGTGGAGTTTGGAAGTATGTGCGTGAAAAAACTACGACAACTTTCAAAAACATGTGGAATACGGTTACTACGAAAGTAGGAGCTATTAGGGACGCTATTGTCGACAAGTTTTCTAATGCGAGGGATACCGTAGTTGATACATTCGCAAAGATAAGAGACACCGTAGTATCAGTATTCAACAAAGTAATCAGTACTATCAACGGTGCGATTGGAACTATTAACGGTGCGATCAGTACCGTGGAATCAGCTTTTTCGTTTGGCCCGTGGAAAGTACCGACTCCGACTGGTTCAAAGACTATCGGGTTTAAAGCTACTTTCCCACGCGTTCCAACAGTTCCATATCTGGCAAAAGGTGCGGTCATTCCACCTCGAAGTGAGTTCCTTGCGGTCTTAGGCGACCAGAAGCAGGGAAACAACATCGAGACGCCGGAAGCCTTACTCAGAAAGATTGTCCGGGAAGAAACAGCAGGGCGGCAGACTGGTGGCGGAAGTTACCGATTTACAGCTCAGATTAATCGCAGGACACTGTTTGACGAGATGATGAAAGAAGCGCAGATGAGACGAGATACAAGCGGTAGAAACCCGTTTGAGATGGCTTAGAAAGGAGGGCGTTATGGAAAAGTACAAAATCAACGGAACAGTCATTTGGCAACCGGACAAAGACCTTGCGCTCTCCTTTGCCACGACTTATACGGAATCAAGCCAGAGGACACAGTATGGTGTAGGATACTTTACGCCGATGTTTACTGTAGAACAATATACGTACAAGGCCAGTGATATCCCAATGACAGAAGCAACTAAGATTTTACAGATGGTAGCGAAAGGATATAAATTTACACTTCATTATTTTTCGCCGTATTACGGAGTTTGGCGTGATGCACCATTCTACGTAGGACAGACACAAAACATAGCTATCGGGGAACTGTCTGACGATAGAAAGATTTTATCGTCATTAGAATTTAATATGACGGGGGTGAATCCACTGTGATTAACGTAAGTAACGCATTTAGAGAAAAACTTGAAGCTGGTGAACCAGTCAGAATAGTAGTGGATATCACCTTTCCTGACGGAACAAAAAAGACCATTGATAAGGATATCATGAACGGCGACAACGGGTTTTCCGACTGCGCGGAAAGCAGCAGTTTTCCGGTCGGCGCTACTGTCTGTAAAACATTGACACTGAATATTAACAATGATCAGGAGCAGTGGAAGAACTACAACTTTTACGGAGCTAAGATTCACGTTTATCTGAAACTCCAGACGTCACATGCGGCGCCGGAGTCTGTAAGTACGCTGTTGGATGAAAACTACAACCCGATCCTGGACAGCACTGGAGATCCTGTCGTTGCGACGCGGGCTGCCACGAAAGATATCATTGAAACTATCGACAAGGGAATCTATACAGTCACTACGCCGGAGCAGTACTCAGATATCATTAATGTTACGGCGCTGGATGATATGTATAAGGCAAATAAGACATATACTAGCGGATTGAAACTTCCACAATCACTCATTAACCTTGTCAGAGATGCTTGCAAGACTGTCGGCATAGGCATGAATCTGACTATGGATCACGGCGATATTATAATAAGGAAGATTCCTGACAGTATGACGTTTCGCCAGTTGTTCGGATATGCGGCTATGGTCGAATCTGCGAACGCCCGGATTGATTATTCTGGAAACCTCAGATTTTTAAAATGGGATTTCGGGAAAATGGAATCTGACAATGCCGCGACCGTGGACGCAGATGGATTTATTCATTTCGGTGATGTTAACCCATCTATTGATACCGACAGTTTTATTTCTCTGCCAGGATGGACTATTAACGCAGAGGGATTCCTGGCTCTCACATCCGGCCCGGGTAGTGACGTTCAGAGACTGATGGCCTATGCGAACCCACCTGCGCTTTCCAGTGATGATATAGTCATAACTGGAATCAAGGTAACGAACGGGCAGTCAAACGACGATACTGATACTGACTATTCCGGCATGTACGGAGAGGAAGGATACGTCCTCGAACTTGAGAACGAGCTGATTGATACCGATCAGCTTCAGACGGTGGCGAATATCGTTGGCGAACAGATTGTAGGGGCACGATTCCGGAATCTTGAGGGTGATCTGGTATACGATCCACTCGTCGAGTTTGGCGACATGGTGTACACTTACGACCGGTTGGGTAACAAATACGTTACTCCTCTGACAGATGTATCAGGTAACGTGGGCGGTCTGACTACAGTTAAGACACAGGCCGATGATCCGATCAGGGGCAGCAGCGACTTTTACGGGAATAGCACAAAAGCTATAGTTGCGGCACGTCAGATGGTGCAAAAAGAAACATCCGCAAGAGAAGAGGCTATACGGAGATTAGCTGAAACACTCAATTCCTCGAGCGGTCTGTATATGACACAAGAGCCGCAGCAGGACGGTAGTATCATATACTATATGCACAACAAAGCAACCATGGCAGAATCCAATATAATTTGGAAACTGACAGCAGAAGCATTTGCCGTGTCGATTGATGGCGGAAAAACATATCCTTACGGCTTTGCGGTGACTGGTGAATTAATAACCAGACTGCTCTATGCAGAGGGCATCAATGCCGATTATATTAACGCCGGAACGCTCATTGTAAGAGATAAGAATGAAAATGTGATATTTGAAGCAGACATGGATACCGGATCAGTCACCCTTGACGGGAGCTACGTGACCATCGGCGGTAAGCCACTTGACGAAAAGATTGAAGATGTTGAGAACATGGCAGCTCTGGCTAGAAACATGACCATGCAGCTTGACAACGACTATCAGGGAATCCCGGTTGACAGCGACGGCAACTATACAGAGTTTCCAGAGTGTACCACAACAGCGATCGTTATGTACGGTGCACAGGATATCACGGATAACTGTACGTATACGATTACGACATCCCGGAATATACAGGGAAGTTGGGACAAGGAAAACAAAACCTACATTGTCACCGGCTTGACCGCAGACAGCGGATGGGTGAATATCAAAGCCACATATCTGAATAACCTTGTCGTATCGAAACAGTTCTCGCTTGCGAAACAGTACGCCGGCAAAGACGGAGCGAACGGCATCCCGGGAAAAGACGGTAAAGACGGAAAGACACAGTACACGCACCTTGCTTATGCCAACAGTGCGGATGGAACGAAAGACTTTTCGGTATCTGACGGAAACCGTGAATATATCGGCATGTACGTGGATTTCGTGGAAGCTGACAGCACTGACCCGGCGAAATACACTTGGTCACTGATTAAGGGAGCGGATGGTGCACAGGGTGTACCGGGAACACCGGGAGCGGACGGAAAGACACCGTACTTCCACATCGCATACGCGAATAGCGCTGATGGTAGAACAGGTTTCTCCGTGGATGATAGCGTCAATAAACTGTATATCGGGCAGTATACCGATTACACACCGAATGACAGCACTGACCCGACAAAATACAGTTGGACGAAAATCAAAGGCGAGCAGGGAAATGCCGGAAGGACTTACTTCTTCCAGAGTAATGCAGATGTTCTGCTGATGGGAGCAGACCAAAAAATAACACCGGCGCCGCTCATTGTGGATTCGTTCTACAGGGATGGAAACGGCGAAGTTGCACAGTCGCAAAAGGGATGGTGGAAACTGGAAAAATCCACCGACAACGGCGCTACATGGTCAGCGCTCACGGTATCGCAGACTGCGGCACTTGACCGGTTGAGTATTAACGTCAATAACCTGTCGCTCAAGGCTCACAACATGCTCAAGGTTTCGCTGTATTTTGACCAAGCAAAAACGAAGCTTGCAGACTATCAGACGTTTTCCGTGGCGGTTGATGTGGCATCACTGACACAGGAGCAGATAGTTGATATCCTGTCAGATAATGGAAAATTCAAGGGACTGTACTACGAAAAAGACGAAAGTGGAAACACGACACTGTATATATCTTTCAATGCCATGAAAGGTGGTGTTATCAGCCTTGGTGGCGTAAATAACGGTAACGGTCAGCTGAAAATTTACGATGAAAACGGAACATTGATATCAAGATTAGGGTACACCGGATATGTTGTGCACAACAAGAACACCGGAAACCCAATGGTTTCGCTTAACACTGCCGGATTACGATTGTATACGGGCTATACAGACGCAAAGAACTACAAGGCTTTGATGCTTGGAAAGTACGGATTATACGCACAGGATGTGTCTGATGGTGTTATTAGACTTTGGCAGGAAGGAACCGGCGACGGTTATGTTGTGAAATATCAAAACGACACGATTCGGATATATACCGACTATCTTACGGCTATGAGCGATGTAACCGTTAAGGGGACTACGGCATTAAAAGACGCTTATGTTACCGGAAAATTTACATTTAAAGATTATGGCGTAGAAGATTCAGGACAAAACATACGAAGAAGACCCGTGGCGTCAGTAACTAATGCAACAAATAGAGTAGCGCACTTGTCATCATCGGTAGAATCTGGAAAGGCAGCGTTAACTATATCGGCGCAATGGGGGTCAACCAACTATAGTTTGAGAAAGTTGTATAATGATTCCGCCTCCGATGTTAGGCTAAAGAAAAATTTTGAAGACTGCGAAGTGAATGCTCTTGATGCAGTTTGCAAAATGCCGGTGTGTTCGTTCGATTGGAAGGAAAACGGCGTTCATCAGCCACTTGGACTTGTTGCGGATGATTTGGAAAAGATAGACTCCTTGCTTGCACTTGGTGGCGGATATAACGAAGATGGAAGCATAAACGCAAAGCAAATTGACAGACTACTTCTGACTGAATACGCAATCAAAGCCATACAGGAACTTAGTGCAAAGGTTGACAAGCAAGAAAAGCGTATCAAGGAATTAGAAAGGAGATTACAGTAATGGGTAAATTTAACGAGTACACACAGAAAGCAACACCGGAAGATGCAGATACACTGATGATTTATGATGCGGCAGCGAAAGCAAACAAGCTTTCACCATTCAGCGGAATCTGGAACTGGATGGTCAATAAATTGACAAATGCAGTAATCAATAACTTGCAGACTTCAAACAAGACTGTAGTGGGGGCTCTTAATGAATTAAATAGTAAGGCATCCAGATTTGACGGAAATATTAAGAAAGTAGGATTCCGTTCAGGCCAAAGAGCATTGAATAATATTTATCTTGATTTTTACGATTCAAATAATTCAAGAACAAGTTTGGCATTTACTACAGATGGAGAAAATGCAATTAAGTTCCTTGTTAACGATGAGGAAAAATGGAAGGTTGTCGTAAAATAATTTTCCTCTTCCCATTTAGTTCATTAAAAATTTCATAAAAAGCTACCAATGGAGTGACCGTTCCCCACGCGGGAACGTGGATTAAAATGTGAAAGGAGTTGATAAATTGGAGATTAAAGGTATTGACGTATCATCCAATCAGGGAAAACCGGACTGGGCGAAAGTAGCTAAATCCGGTATTAAATTCGCAATCTTGAGAGTACACCAGAGGTCCGGCGTTGATGGCTCATTCGAGTACAACTACAAGGGGTGCAAGAGCAACGGAATCCTTATCGGCGGGTACAAGTATTCATACGCCCTGACACCGGCACAGGCTATTGATGAAGCAGAAGATGTGATTGCCGCACTCAACGGACGTGAACTGGATTTTCCAGTGTTCTACGACCTTGAGTGGTCTAATCAGCGAAAACTCGGCAAGCAGGCTATTGAGAACATTGCAGTTGCATTTCTGGTAAGGATGAAAAAAGCCGGTTATAAGGTCGGCATATACTGCAATCTGGGCTGGTACAACAACGTCCTGACTGATGCACTCAGAAAGTATGAGTGCTGGATTGCACATTACCCAGACCCCGATAACGGAACAATACAAACAAGGGTAAAACCAAAAGTAGGAATCGGCTGGCAGTATTCCAGCAAGGGAAAAGTATCCGGAATCAGCGGAAATGTTGATATGGATGTATTTTACAAAGATTATCGAGAAACGACGCAGAAAGGAGAAACAACAATGGTAAAAATCAGTAACTGCGGACATGACGAAAATGGAAGATATGCAGGTGGGAAAGCAGGGGATCAGACCGGCACAGAATATCAGATCATGAACTGGTACAGTAGACCGTGGCTCTGCGTCCTGAGATTTGACGATTCTAAAATCGCAGCCATGATTGCAGACATGGCGACAAAAGCAGCACAAAACAATCTCATCGGCTACGATCAGGGTACCGCCGGGAACAGTAACGACCGGTATACGTTCTGGCAGCACCTGAAGGCAAGTAACTACGATCCGGCGCAGATCACGGTAGCTTGTGAATCTGATTGCAGCGCAAGTACAGCAGCTATCGTCAAGGGCGCTGGATATCGTCTGAATAACGCAAAGCTCAAAGCAGTCAGCATCTATCTGACGACACGAAACATGAGAGCCGCAATGAAGGCTGCCGGTGCGAAAGTCCTGACGGACAGCAAGTATCTGACATCTGGCGACTATCTGAAAGCAGGAGATATCCTCCTGAACGATAATCACCACGTGGCTATCGCTGTTACCACCGGCGCAAAAGCAAGTACGCCTTCAACCACGCTCACCGGCACCTTCCAGACAAGGCTTCCGATTCTGAGAAAGGGCAGTTCCGGTACAGCTGTAGCGATGCTTCAGGCAATGCTGGGCGTAGAAGCTGACGGACAGTTTGGGAATGACACATATAATTCCCTCAAAGTTTTCCAGAAAAATGTTGGTGTAAAGGCAAATGGAACTTGCGGCATTGATACATGGAAGAGAGTGATTGAGCATATGAAAGCCAACACGAAATGATGTTCTGATTGATTTATCATTCAAAACAGGTTATACTACCAATAGTCGCACAGAGATTGAACTTATGATGTATAACACCCTGTGTGGCTAGCACAAGTTGATAGTGCAGACTGATTCCGCCGTGCATGAACGGAAGAGCTGTATGTCCCAATTCGGGGGCTGCTAGCAGCGGCACGAGCGGATAGTCAAAAGTCAAAAAGAGTTGGGCCTAAAAACCCGACTCTCTTTTTTTACGTTAAATTGTGATGTTTTAATTAGATATAGATTTGCACGGTTAGTCACAAATTAGTCACAAACAAAGTCTGAAATACCGCATAAACAAAGGATTCTTGAAGATTTTCATTAAAATTAGATTAAAGAAAATGTTTTTGCGGAATCCCTTGTAAAATGCGGGAAAGCCAGTAAAATCAATACTTTACAGGCTTTTGTTAGAGTAATTAAGACAGTTTAAAAAAGATAAAAATAGGAACGGTTAGTCACAGTTAGTCACAAACGGAACTTTTATTTTCTCTATTTCTTCCCGGAGTTCTTTCAGGGTTCTATGACCGTACACAGCGTTCGTAACATCGTTCCCGAACGAATGACCCAGCATCCTCTTCCGGTCGTTCTCCCGGACGCCGTATTTTTCGCACAGGGTAGAAAAGGTGTGCCGGCAATCGTGCGGCGTGTGCTTCGGGTTGCCGATTATCCCTAATCGTTCTAGTGTAGGGTAGAACAGGGCGTTTCGGTGTTGCGTCTGGGAATAGATACAGAGCTTGCCGTTTTGCGTCAGGACTTTGTTCTTCGCAAACTCGTATATGGCCGAGTGGATTGGAACAATTCTGTCTTTTCCGGCTGCGGTCTTAATGCCGCCTTGAAAGTATTTTTCTTCGAGATTAGTCGTAAGCTTCAGAACTTCGCCGATTCTCCAGCCGGAGTAGCACATGATCAGAATGAGCTGTACTTCTGGATCGTCGGCGTTCTGCCAGAGGACCCGAAGCTCCAAATCAGAAAACGGTGTCCCGTGCTCGACGTCATCTTTTGTTTTGACAGAAACATACAGCGCCTTGTTTTCCGTGACTATCTCTGAGTAGATTGCGAATTTATACATCTGCTTAAAAAGCATCAGAATCGTGTTTAAACTCTGCGTTTTGAGCGGGCAGTCATCAATAACCTTTTGCAGGTCCGGTGCTTTCAAGTCTTCAAATGCACGATTATGCAAAGGCTTGCTGTTAAGATACCCGCAGTGATATGCGTTCTTTGAAGACTTCGACAGATTAGTGTCTTCCGGAAACTTCCATGATATGAATTTTTCATATACTTCTGAGAACGTCAATTTGTGCGTTTCCGGGTGCTTTTCCTCTGTGCCCTTAATTGTATTGTAGTCGGCCAATATGCGGCCTATAAGGGCGTCTGTGTCCGTTGTAGGGGCAATCTCAAGCTCTTTTTCCATACCCGGCTTGTACGTCCCGGCTTTGTAAGCTGTCAGGACAGCGAACCCTTTCAGATAGTCGTCAACGTAGCAGATCGCAGGCGGTCGAACTGCTTTCCCTGTTGCGTCCAGTGCTGCCGGTGGGTGCACTGCATAGCAGTTTCTTCGACCCTTGCCGAGATAGCGGATAGAGCCAAAGCTATTCGGCAGCTTCGGGTATTTCTTTCTTTTTGCCATAATTTCCTCCTTGTATAAAAACAGCCCCTGCCGTTAAGCAGGAGCCGTGTTATCTACTCTATCTCGTCAATATCAAGAGAATATCCCAGCACTTCTCCGACATCTGTACATTTTCCTTTTAAAGTAATGGTGTCACCCTTTGACATGGATGCTATTTGAGCTTTCTGGTCGTCGTTCTTGATGTAACACTGAACTCCAATAATCTCAAAATCTCCATCGGCCATGAGATCAATATATTTTCCAGCCGCATCAATGTTACTGAGCTTTCCGGTGATCTCAAGATATTTACCTTTGTATTTATCAGATGCACCCATGGCGTTGCTGTCAAGATCGGACATCATATCATTAACAGAAACAGCAGTGTACTCGATCGGCGCAGCTTCTTCTTTTGGTTTAGTAGCAGTTTCTTTCTTTTCTGTAGAATTAGTGGCTGCTGTGTTTTTATCTGATCCCGAATCACTTTCGCCTGCGACAGCACCGATAACCACTCCTATGATAAGTATTAATACAACCCATTTTAATATTCCGCTTTTTTGTTTCTTTCTACAATGTGGACATATTTTTGCATCTTTTGGAATGTCCATCTTGCAATGTTTGCACTTCTTGGTTTTTTTTTCGCTCATGCTTTATCTCCCTCCAATGGCGTAGTTTTCATATTTTTCTCTTATTTTTGCAAGTTCTCTTTGCCTGATCGGGACGATCGCGCCAGATACCATCGTAAAAAAATGGCTTACTTCGCTTACCTCGTCCATATTAACTATATAGCTCTGGTGGCAGCGCAAAAATCTTCCGTCAAGACTCTTTTCGATATCATTGAGCTTTCCTCGTTCCTTGTGTGATATTCCGCACGTGCAATGGATCATTATGTATTTGTTCTGGCTTTCGATGTATTCAATATGCCGGAATTCAGCTCTGTGAAAGTAGTCCTTGTTCTTGATGGTAAGCGTTCTTTCACGGATATTTTCAAGAGTCTGCTCAACAACTGAATACATTCTTCCATGCTCGGAGCCTTTAATGATGTAATGCACCGGTAGCACATCAAGTGCATCAAATACATATTCTTTGCGTTCTGTCCAAAAAGTGATATTTCCATAGTATCCGATTTTTCTTAATCTTTTGGCAATCTCTATGCCATTTTCTCCGTTAATGGAGACATCAAGAATTATTATGTCATACCATTCACCATCTGAAACATCGTCGATCAAAGGCTTTCCGCTGGTGTAGGTGGTTAATGTATATCCGCCATCACCATGCTCTTTTAGATATCGGTCAATGCTATTTTTGAAAATCTCAATTCGTAAATTATCATCGTCACAAATCGCAATTTTCATTTAAATCATTCCCTTATGGGCGTTGTTTTCGCCATTTGCAAAAAAAAAG